CCCTTCGGCCCGTACTTATAGAGTTGAGCGGGCGGAACGAGCAGGTAAGCCGGTTGGAAGCCTGTGCTGACGATATTCGAAGAGGTCAGCGTTACCGGCGACGGAACCTGAATCGTGCTGGCGCTGGCGAGGGCTTTCTCAATAAACCCATCGAAATAGTAGTACGCGGAATCCGTGGCGGCGGCGTTCTTGCTGGTCGGGTTGACGTTCAGGCCGGCGGGGTTGTACATGAGCCGGGAACGCCAGAAGGCATTCTCGAAGAACTCGTTCAGCCGCTTCATGGTCTGAAGCATCATGAACTCTTCCGCAGTCGGAGGCAATTCCCGGTTGATCAGCATCGGCTGCAGCTGTTCGGCGTAGAAGTGTGCTTCGTAATCCCTTGGGTCAAACTCGTAATAGAGCATGAGGTCCTTCGGGGCGAGTACCGCACTGTCTACCGTAACCGTTCCCTGAGAGATTGGGGTGGCGGCGCGGGGCTGCATGAAGTTGGAAACTTCGATACGGGGCAGCGTCCATTGTTTGCGGATGTCGTCCTGAATCATGACGCATCCCTTCTCGATGGTGTCGGCTGAAACGACGGGGCGGGTCAGCATGTAGGAGGCGGCATAGCCGGACCAGCTGGTGTCATTAATTACAAGTGCCTCAGGCATAGAGTTTTATTTAATAATTTACAATTCTTTTTGTGGTCCGATTATCTGCGGCGATTGCGGAATTCCTCATCGTACTTGGCGCTCCGTACGGCCATTTCGGTGGCCATGTTGTAGACTTTGCCGGCTTCTTCCAGATTGGCAACTTTTCCAGTTTCGGGCTTGGCGACGGGACCAGGAGCCTTTACAGAGATGCCCATGGTCTTCAGGAGGTTCTCCACTCCCGAATAATCAGCAATCGCTTTCGCATTCCATACCTCCAGCGCCTCCTTGGTTTTGGGGATTTTTCCCTGAGCGGCGGCGGTGGAGATCAGGTTCTTCGCCTTGTCCTCCATTTCAGCCTTCGCCTTATCGTCGGCTTCGGCTTTGACCTTATCCTCGTCCTTCTTTTTGTCCTCCATCGCCTTCATGTGATCGTCATACTGCTTTTTGAGGTCGGCGTGTTTTGCCTTCAGATCGTCCAATTCCTTTTTGCTGTCTTCGAGGTCGCGCTTGCACTTGGTCATGGCGTCCTCCAGGTCCTCGGCCTTTTTCTTGTCTTCGTCCTTTTTGTTCATGATGCCCGAAAGGACTTCGAGAATAGCATCGGTCGAAGCCATCTCATGCAGCCCGAGTTTGTTGGCTATCCTAGCGAAAGGAAACTGATCTGCCATAGTAGTATTTTTGAAAGTGAGTTTATTTACGATTGCCCGGGATTCCCGGTAAAAACTTTTTGCTTCGGCGGCGTCGGCGGGCGCCCTCTTCTTGTTCAGGTCCCCGGAGACCTCTATCTTATCGGCCAACCCTGTTTGTACCGCCTCATCTGCCCCGATCCAAGAGGTTTTGTTCATCAGTTTGATGATTTCATCCTTTGGTTTCCCCGTCCTGGCCGCGATCGCGATAACGATCATGTCCGTGATGGCCGCCATACCCTTATCATCGTCCGAGCCATACGGATTGTGGTACATCAGGTAGGCGTAATCCGACATAATCCGGGTCCGTCCCGCCTGGAAAATCACTCCGGCAATACTGGCCGCCAGTCCAACGCAAATCGTGTCTACCTTGGTCGTCGTCTTCAGAATGGCGGAATAAATGCTCATACCGTCCTCCACAATGCCTCCGGGCGAATTGATCCAGATTTGAATCCGTTTTTTGTTCGTTTCTATGCAAAGAGCGTCGAGCTGCAAAAGCTCTCTTTGGAACATATCCCCCATGCAGCCGAAACCCTCATCCGGATCATATCCGATGTGGGTGTTTATCAACATTACCGGCTCTTCCGCTTCCGGATCGACGGTATACATCCAGTACTGATTGTTGAAGATAACATCGGGCATTTTTGAGATATTCCGATGTAAACTTTGGGAAAAAGAGGGGGAAAGGAGAAAAACTAATGCAAGAAAATGAAAAACCCCGGCTTTTTAGACCGGGGCCATCAACAAACTGGAAAACGACAAAGTGCAAAAAAGTTTACTGATTGAACGTGAGAACAGGGTTCAGCACCTTCACGGGGATATTGTTCACCAAAACCAATTGCCCGGTTACCGTACCGCTGAAGGCCGGTGTTTTACCATCTGTTCCCAGCAAGGTGCTGGTGAAACTCCCCGAACCAGTTACCGTTGTACCGCCTGTATTGGTCACCGCATGAACATCAACCTCGGTTGCAACCGTAGGGTCTACAACGGCTATATCCTGCGTGGGATCTGCCGGTGTGTAAGTTAATCCGGTAAGTGTACCGGCAATTTCGGGACCGCCAGGGCCATCTGTAACTGTCATGTTTAACGTGACCGGCGCCGTAGAAGTGAGGGTAAGAGTGGATACTGCTGCCATAAAAGTAAAATTTGTATTGTTAACGAAAATGTTGAAAGCCAAAATGGGATGAAGGCGCTTGCGGTCTTCCCGCTCCTCCTCCAACAATTCCCCCAATTCCTGTTCCAGAATTTGTTCCCGGGTCAGAATCTCACAAATTTCATAATCCTCCCGGATTTCCTCCCAGGCTTGCCGCTGCCGGCTGTAAAGTTTACCTTGGTGCTCATGGACGTTGAAATGGTGGTTGCCGGCCTTATCGAAGTAGACTTTCCCAATGTGGGGATTGGCGGCCACATACTGGCGGAGATCGTCGGAGATTTTCATATCAGTAGTTATTTTTGCTGGTGACTCGTTTGATGCCCTCGCTGATCAGATGGGCCGCGACCGCGCTTTTGCTCATCCCCGGCTTTTCCAGTTGCATCTGCTTGATGAACGCCAAATCTTTCGTGGCCGGATAGACTTCGACCTTCCGATCTCTCATGTAGTTCCTATTGTAGTCTTTTTTATTAGCGGCCATAATGGGGTAGTTTAGTAGTATTTCGCCAGTCCTTCCTCTTCCTGCTTCAGGCCAAGTTTATTCAGCAAAGCCTCGTATTCTTTGGGCTCCTGGGAAGACGGGTAAAAGGTGCATTTGAAATCCATGTTCTTTTCCTTCCAGAAGGTCTTTTTGGCCGGCAGGATATCGACATCATCGAAGGTGAACGGGGCACCGGAGGCCAGAAGCTCGTATACCGCCATCTCCCCCGCCTTTTTGATGCAGAAGCCCATGAACTCGTTGTACATCTGGTCTTTCAGGTAGATGGCCTTCAGGCTGAAGAAAACGAGGTTGTGCTTCTTGTTGTCGAGCAGGAGTTTCCGGAAGTAGGACACTACGCGCGCCACGGTATCGACGCTTTTTATCCCGCTTGGTTCGTAGTCGTTAGGGTCGTAGAGGATTTTCTTGCCTGACTGGGGGTGTATGTTGGAAAGGTAACTCATAGCATTATATTTTGAACTTTTTGGGCTAATTGCATACATCTGATCAGGCATTTCAAAAAATATTCAGTTCCTTCTATCTGATCACATTGTGCAGCCCGATCAACCCAATATGAATAATGCCCGATCAAGCCTTTCAGCTTATTTATACTTTTTATGCTCATGGCGTTAAGTGCATTTGCCCGTTGGTGGGTTTGACAATCCGGCTTTCACCATCGATTTTGTCCTGCACGGATTTGGCAACGTTTTGTAACCACATCATGGTCTGGGTGAGCTTATGCTGCCGCTCCCACAATTCCTGAATATCAAAAAGGGTCAGGAACTCAGAGGTTAAAAGGGCGGCTTCATTCTTCCGGATTTCCGTTAGGACCGTTTCCTGATGCTTCGACATATTTTGAAGATTGATAGTATTCATGGTTAATTTCCTCTTTGGCTACCTGTTTTCATAATGCCAGCTTTCTTTTTGGCTCCCTTGAATTGAGCCTACATATTTTTCACTTTCCCGGTCGGAGTAACTGCCGTCCGCCTTGCAAGGTCAGCTAATTGCTCTTTAATTGTTTTCCGCTCGTAGAAATTTTTAAAGAATTTACTTGGCATAAAATTTATTTCGGTTCGTCAACGTGTTTGTCTCCTTTCTGCGGAGGGATGCCGTCCGTCCGGTAGTTATGCCGGCGGTCACGGGTGGATGGCTTTGGAGCGGGTGGCGGGTTCATAGCCTTTGTGTCTTCCCGTTTATGCCCACAGGTCAAATTACCATCCAGATCAGCAGGTTTGCCACAAACTGGGCAAGGTTTTATGTGAATACTCATTTGAAATCATTTTCAATTAAGAATTCAATATCACTAATTCCGCCGCCGGTTCTATAATTTTCCCATCCACCCTTTATCCACGCTTCATATCCTTCATCGGTATCTAAATTTAAATGTCCTGCGTTCTGCCATTCCTCTCTCCGATCAGCCGGAATCATGTACCAATGGCAATCGTCATCCTGAGCAAAAAAATATCGTTGTGGCAATGGGGGCAGAAAGATATATGCAGAAGCCCCCATATCTTTCAAAGCCTTCTCAAATTCTTGCCTATCAGTTTCAGTCGAATTTCCGGTTAGAATAATAGGTTTTGCTGAATCAATGTTTCCCATTGCCATTTAATTTTATCGGTGTGTTGCGCCCCCGGAGCAGGTTCTTGATCGCCTCGGTCGTCGCCTTTTCCTCGTCGGTTTCAGCGGATGCGGCCGGATCAGGCACCGGGGCCGCGCCGACCTTCATCCCGGTCATTTCGTTGAAAGCGGACCAATCGGGCGTGCCCCCTGCCTGAAAGATTGTAAGCTGGATATTGGCGGCCGCCTGAGCCGTGTTATTCTGCTTTTCAATCACCCCAGCTTCCTCACGGTCGTTGCTGAACTGGAAATAGAAACCCGGAGGGATAGGGATGCCGAAAGCCTGCATCCGAGGTATCAACTCACCATTGATGATGTTCTCCACGAAGATGCCGTCCTCGGCTTGTATCTCATCCAGGGCCTTATCCTGGGGGGATTCGGGAGAGCCCGCTTTTCCAATGCCGCCCAGTTTGCCGGGGGTGGAATCCAGGGCGTCGGCGTGACCCAGGACCAATTTGGATATTTTGGCCTCGAGCCGCTTTTCGAGATCAGCATAGGAGGCGAAGCCGGTCGCGCTATTCTTCGCTTCCACCAAGGTCACTTCGTCCTGGCCCTCGTCCAAAAGAATATAGGCGGAACTGCCCATGTTCTTCAGGGCGTTCTCGAAGGCGCCGCGTTCGTCCTCGTCCGTTTTGGTGGTCTTACCCACCCGAAGGGGTTGGGCAAATAGTTCGTTGTAATCGGCGTTGAAGCCCATATTGTTCCGCAGATAGATCTCGGCTTTGGCGATCTTATAGAGCAGACCGTAACCACAGGTTTCCCGGCCCGTCTCGCCTGGCGTCGGCACCCACACATGCCAATCGGACCACGGCTTTTCGTCGAACCGCACCCCGCCGGGGATCGTTGGGAGTGAAGCCACCACCATGCGGTCCGGGCTCACGTTCTCCCGGCGGATCACCCCTAGATGCGGGAAGGCATTGTTTTCGAGATCGTTCAGGTAGATGAGGGAGTATCCGAAGAAAATCGCGTCGAGTGTGTAGTTCAGAAAGTTCATGAACCAGTTGTTCGACCCTGGGAGTGTGTTGTTGTAGAACAGGAGCTTCAGATTGTCGTCTGGCTGGCCATCGGGTCCGACCAGTTTGAAGTCCCGTAACAATGTCAAGTTCTTCCGGCGCTTCATACAGGCGGCCACATGCTCGTTGAGCACGGTGTCCATGTAAATCCGCTGCATCTCCGTCCGGTAGGGGAAGAAGAAATCCTCCGCCTGGGTGATCGCCCGGCGCCAGGATTGAATGTCCTGCCGGATGCGGAAGAACTGGATGCGGGTTATAGCGTAACTTAGGTTTTGCTTTGCCTGTAGGCTCTTCGGATCATGGGTATAGGCCTGGTCATAGGATTGCTCTGGGAAGTAGAAATTCCTGGCTTTCTGAACGCGGGATCGTATGTTAGAAAGATTTGGCATTCAATGGCATTTTTTGGCCGGTTAAAAGCCGATACTGGCGCCGGTAATTTCGGAATAAAATGCGGGTGCGCTTAGGAGCATCTTTTCCAGGAATACGCAGAAAGAAAGCAAATAGCCAAAAACAAGTCTTAGTCTCCCAATTGCCATATTCCATAGAAATCAATGCTGCTTTCCATGGAATATTGATACGTAAAACGAAATTTTTGGTCAGGACTGTCATTTTACTCTTTGGTTTCTTCCGCCGTGAATTCGTTGATCAGGGTCTTATAGGCAGCGGCGCACGATTTCGCGAAATCCCCCGGCTGTTTCCGCCAATAGCTGTAATCCTCCATAAGGTCCTTTAGCAGTTTTTCCTCTTGAGCGGCGTCCGTTGCCTCCTGATTGGCGGAGAAAACGAATCTATCTTCTGTTCCGTTCGTCCTCGATGCGACCGTGAGCGTGTCATCCTTTGTTACTTTTGGCTTGTTGTGCATTCCGGGTTTTCCTGACATGTCGTTGATTTGAAAATGATAATTAAGCGGTTGCGGCCTTGACTGCCCACATTGCAGCCTCTTCATAACTAGTCTGGGCTAATGATGCGAGACGGCCATCTTTTGCTTTTAGGGTTTCGCAAAGATCAATAAGCTCGGCGGATTTCTGTTTGATTTGCGTAACAACATCGGAACCGGAGACATTGAAATCTGTTCTTACTCTGGTTTCGCCTACTGTTTTTTCTGACATAAGTTTTTGATTTATATGCTAAAAACTGTTTTGAAGTTTCACTGTTGACCCAGCCCGAATACGTCCACCGACGGGCGGCTGTATTGCCATAAGACCGGGGGTTATGTCCCCTTTCATGCTCAGCGTAAGCCAGCCCATAGCTTCTTTGTAACCCGCAACCCGTTCATCTGGAATATTTTTAGGAGAAATGCGCCGAAATAAATAATAGAGTACCAATGCAATATAATGTTGTAATACGGATTGGTTTCTATTATCTGACATGATAAAGTAAGTTGTTAACAACTGCTGCGAGGTCATTGTGGAAAACGGGTTCAGCGGG